TGATAACTTTATGTGTCTGCTCTGGCACATCGAACCAGTCATCGAGCTTCCCGGTGTAGCCTAGTGTCTGCACCACTTTACCTAGTCGCTGTTGAGATTCAGCATCTTTCTTTGGCATCCATATCTCTCGAAACCCCATCTTGATAGGGGCGTAGTATTTTTGTCTAAAATCGTAAAAGTTCCAGTCTCTCCCAAGCAATCTACCAAGGGCGTAAACGGCCATAGGATTGCGCACAGGGGTCGCAGTGAGTAGATAGAGGCGTTCTGGATCGTGCTTTCTTATATACCCCATGCAAGCGTCAAAGAGTTGTGAGGACTTCGGCTCTGGCTTCTTGTTACGATAGCGGATCACGGGCGCAACCCCCGCCACCGTGTGGGCCTCGTCAATGATGAGCGTGTCGTATCCTATAAGGCTCTCCCAGTCACGGCGGAAAGTCTCTTTTGAGAGAACTGTGACCGCTACACCATTCTTAGTCCAAGTTCCATCCATAGAGGTCGTTTTGGGGCAAATAACGAGCGTCTTGCCACGAGCAAGCGAGAGGGCCGTAAGGGTCTTCCCCCCGCCAGTACCAAATGCAATAAGGCACTTCTTCGGGTCTTCGTCTATTATTTTCTGTTGATGAGCGTAGAGGACTGTCATGGACTTATACCTATAATCCACAGGTGTCGAACCTGTTTTCTAGAATAGCGGCCACCGCTAAGGATTATAGGTACAAACCCACCACATGGGATTTATTAGTTTGTAACCGTATTGCTACGGAAGGCGTATTATATGGCCCGCCAAGGCCAGCTTCGCAGGCTTATAAGGGGATTGACTGGACTATAGCCAAAGTGTTTACCACTTTATCGTCTTATTAGTCGACGACATCCTTCAATCTCCCCTTATAAGCCCACGAATGGGCTTATAGTTTAGTTTTCTTAAAACTCTTCGTGCATCTTTCCTTCCTCTTCTGCTCTACGCTCTGCCATAAAGTCTGCGTCCATAAGGAAAGTCCCGTCGTCCGCCTTTGGAGTAAAGACTTTGATAACCTTTGTCTTGTTATATCCTTTGACCTTTGCTGGAAGTTCATCCTCGAACTTGAGTCCAAACATCTGGCCAATTTTCACATGTGCCATGCGTGACGAAATAAACGCGCGGTCGCCAACTGATACGCGGTCTCCTTCTGCGAGCACAACTGCTGGCTCTACGACGGCCTTATTCTCATCGAGCGTGTGGTATGAGCACTCCTTTACTTTTACCTCGTAGACCTTCTGCATTTCTCCGGCCTTATCGGGTAGGGTTGAAGGCACTTCCTTGATAGCGGTGAGAGTACCGTACACATAGTCCCCGATCTTTGACCAGTTTACGAAATTGTTGCTTGCTTCATTTTCTGGTGAATCCCAACTTGTAGTCTTGGTTGCTTTTGACATAGTTTTTTATGATTATTTTGTTATACAAAGGGGGAAGAGAGAGGTGACATTGTATTGCCTATTAACTCTGAGGAGTCTTGCAGTTGCTCCGAGAGTACCACTTGATCCTTGAGCATATCCTCTCCCTCTTCCCCCCTGTAGTTACAGTATAATATACGCCATAATAAATGCAAGTGGGGATAACTTTACACTCGTGGCGTATAGAGTGCTACACTTCTCTCTGAGAGAGCATTTATAAGTCGTGGGAATGAACACGCGCTCTCGCCGTCGTTCTTTCAAGGAGAAAAATGTGTACTGCGCAGGTTGTCATAAACTTATTGAAACCAAGCGAGCATACTGGACTGTAGGAGTCATGTACTTTTGCGGAAAAGCGTGCTGGCAAGCCTATAAGGAAGACCATGATTTGCCGTCACTGTAACCAAGACATCGGGAGAAACCCCCACTACCTAATGAGGATTGTTGTGATATACTAGAGTCAGGCGGGTAGCACTTAGATTACTCGTTTAACTTGAAACTCGTGTGCAGTGTAGATGCCCTTCAAGTCGTCTATGTTGCACACGGGGCGTATATCTATGCAAGAAGAATGGAAACCCGTTGTCGGGTATGAGGGACTGTATGAGGTAAGTAACCTTGGGGTGGTAAAAAGTTTAGCAAAAACAAAAATTAGTCTGCGTAAGGGGGTATCTGTTAAGTCTAAAGTAAAAGAAAAACTACTTAAGCCAGATACCCAAAAGAAAATGCCATACCAACAAGTGACGCTGTGTAAAGACAAAAAGTATACTGCGACTAAAATCCACAGGATAGTGGCTAAGGCTTTCCTACCAAATATGGGAAACAAGCCGTGTGTAAACCATATAAATAATAATCCACTAGATAACCGTGTTGGCAACCTCGAGTGGGTATCCCATAAAGAAAATTCAAATCACTCGGTGGAACAGGGGAGACACTGCCATGGAGGGGCAGTAAATACTACAAAGCTAAAAGAGGAAGAAGTTTTTGCTATATTTTCAGAATATAGCAAAGGAGGTTCTTCATCAAGAAAGTTGGCAAAAAAATACAACTTGAGTAAATCAACTGTACTGGCAATCTTAAATGGTAATTCTTGGAAACATCTAAACTTAAAGGAAATTACTGATGCAAAAAAGATTAAGTAACCCAGTGATACCAGACTACACACCACGAGCCAAGAAGCCGAAGGAGGAGGAGGAAGTCAAGCTTGACCTCAAGCCTTGTTGTAACTGTGGCAAGGCAATTTCAGACGGGTACTATTCTAGACACGGAGACGGGGGCACTTGTTCCAAAAAATGTATGCTGGAACAAGACAAAAAGCCCAAGTACCCTGGGCACACGGAAGAGGATTTTCTACAACGTCTATGCGAAACCATGGACAACGACCACTAGGAGATTCCATGTTCCAAATCATTTGCATCATCAGCGCCGTCCTCGTTGGCTGGATGGTTCTCGAAAGCTGGTACAACTTCTACGTTCGTGGAGGGAAGGTATGAACGACCTTCTCAAAGCCGAGCTAGAGCGCCTCCGTGTCACCGAAGACGAACTCTTCGAGTACGTTCACACTGTCACTCGCCAAGGGGCTTATGACCCCACAAACGATGTGGCACAGTATCGGCTACACGGTGTTATCCCCGCCTTCGTGCGCATGTACCTTCTGAAGTGATGCCATGCAACTACTCATCGTAAGTTGCTCTGACTCACTCATGTGGTACAGAGACAAGGTAGGTTGTTTCGTTCCTTTCCTAGGAGAGGACAAGGAAACCTACTGGTCACGAGAAGATGCTGGTTACGCCAACATCATTCTCAAGCGTGATGCGATTGTGCTGTAATAGCACGATTAACAAAGCCCCCACTTCGGGGGCTAAGTTGTTTCTTCACAAGGACTTTATCCACACATAGTTACTATTAGTACGATATAATATGTGTATGGAGCAAGAATTTGAGCAAAACTTACAGGCTAAACACAAAGAAGAAAAGGAGGCATTAGCAATCTTAGAATCAACAGTAGATTACAAAATAAATAATCCTATTTTACTCTCTCAGAGAGATAAGGTGAGGAGACTGAAAGATAAAATAATTTACCTAGAGGAAAGTAAGACATTTGTTCCTGGGAAGTATAAGTGTCAGTTTGCTCACTGTGCTGATGGTGAAATCAACCCCAAGTGCCAGAAGACAATTAATCACACCTTAAAGACTTGGGTGCTGTACGGGAATTGCTGTAGGTCTTGTAATAAAATCCTCAACAATGAAATTGAGGAAGAATTAATTTATTAAATATGTCTAAGACGTACAAGATTGTAGCACCAGAATTTTTTGATAGAAAAGTAACAGTGGAGGATTATTATGCTGATGCTCTTACTGATGCCATTGTGAATGAGACAGATGTATTTTGTTTTTTTGAGGGAGATAGACATGCTTACCTTAGTGTGGCAGATTTAATGGATAAGGATCTAAGCACATTTACAATTAGTGATGAGGAACTTAGTTGTATTGAGATTACTGATGAGACAGTATTCGAGTAGTCCACTTATCCACATGCAATTTTTGTAGGATGTGGTAATATATAATCACAAGCAGAAATGTTTGTAGTTAGTTTGTAGCTCATAACCACATTGAAGGACGCTGGCTTAGAAAGATTGCGATAGTAATCTTATCTTTAATCGGAAGAAGTCAGAGGTAACTCTTTTTAGGGTTAGCCTCCTAAGTCCATTCAATGGAGTTGTGGGTGAGGTATAAAATAGTGTTACGGCACGAAAGGATTGTGGGTGTCTCATTGCGAGGCTGTACCGTTCAACACCTGTATACAAGTGTAGTTGATAAAACACAAAGTCTTTTATATCTCACTCACCACTTATGGTGGTGGACAATTTTCACGAATTGTTAGAGCTAATCACACTGAGATGTGTCTACTGTTAGCCCCAATAACCTTTAGAAGGAACACTAGTAAGGTGGTGCGATTCCACTAGGGGCTAACCGCAGGCACATCTCTATCTTAGGGCGACTTCGTACAGTAGTCCTTGTCGCTTGTGTGGTTGGTGGAGTAGTAGAGGAAACTCTTAATATTTAACGGGACAGTCTCGGGTGAAACTGATAAGCTCACACATAGTAAAAACTGACCTACTCCACTAACTACAGAAGAAAGCGGGCGTAAAGTAATCTTTACAACTGCTCCGCGTAGTTAAATAGGTGTGTCTACTAGGGGATAGCTCTAAGCGGACGTAATGGGAAACCTTGACTAAGATACTAGTTGTCAGTGTGGATGCCAGTCAAGCATTGGGCACGTCGAGACATTACGGAGAATGTCTTCCCCTCGTAGGCACATCTAAATCAATAAATACACGCCCATGCACCAGCTCTACTGGGACTAAGGCTAGAGTTAAAGCTCTTAACTGGATTCCGTCGCGACGGAAGTTCCTAAGATGATACTGGAGCAAAAAACTGACGTAGAGGTGAAAGCCCTCGACAGACCATGTATCAAACCCCTCTCGGATGTAGAGACTTACGTTACGGGGTGGAAATAAAAAGAAAAGCCACCGCAACGATTACGGTGGCTTTTCAGTTGTCCACATGCTATATAAGTGAGTGGTTATATAATATATTATATGAGCCACAACATTACCACTGAACCCACTGTGACTTCGAGCAGAGCTCTTGTCACTTACAAACACGTTGTTAAAGGAGTCGAACACACCTTAGTCTTTAACCCAGATGCAAAGGGATCGCAACCACGCTATACCATAGACGGCAAGAGAGCCACAGGGGTTACAACCATCCTAGGAATGATTGCAAAGCCACAGCTCGTGGATTGGGCTGTGAGGCTTAATGCTAGGGAGGCAGTATTACATGCAAGTTATTCGCAGGAGTTAAAAGACGCTTTGCGTAACTTAGATGGATTAACTTCTTCACAAGCAAAGAAACTTGCAGAGAAATACCCTGAGTGGGTTGACATCACCACAGCCCACACCAAGAAGAGTGACACAGCAAAGGACACGGGTACACTCGCTCATGCGAATGTGGAGGAGTACATTCGTCATAAAATGGGAGAACGCGAATCATTTGCAATTAACCCAGAGGTGACACACATCGTGCAACCGTTTATTGACTGGGCTGAGGGGAGAGTTAAGGTTACTCCACAGGAAGCAAGGACTACTTATAATAGAAATGTGGTGGAGATAGTGCCCAAGACTATTAAGTTCCTTAGAGCAGAACAAAGTACATTTTCAATTAAATTATTTGCATCGGGTACGTTTGATTTTTTGGCAGAGATAGATGGTAAGAAGTACATGTGTGACTTCAAAACATCTACAGGTATCTATGGAAGAGAATACTTCTATCAGACCGCTGCTTATAGATCCTTTTGTGAGGAGATGGGTTGGGGGATGGATGTTGCCGGATCTATTATTGTTAGGTCAGGCAAGGAGGGAAATGACTTAGAGGTGAAGGTGTCTCATGACTACAAGGCTGACTACGGGGGATTCTTGGCAGCTTATGTGCTGTACCATAAGGGGCAGGTGAGCCAGGAGGTAGGGGAACAGCTTATGAAAGAAGCTGTTAACTTGGCGCAGCCCACGGATGAGTTGGCGAAGGTGGCAGTGGAACTACTCTAACACACGGCAATGTCAATAAGACCGTGGCTTATAGCTATAATTATATGTTTAATACAGAAAAAAATAAAATCACAAGTTTAGAAAAAGAAGTTGAAAGTCTAAGAGAATCTGTTATCATTAACAACCTTAGAAACTCGAGAGATGTTGAACGTCTCAAGGAAGAATACGAGTATTCTCTCACAAGACTTAAGGTTGAACACGATGACGAAATAAAATCAATTCGCTTCAATGAAGAAAAGACTATCGAGAAAGCAGTAATCAAACTTAAAGCAGAGAACGACGCTCTTTCTATCAAGACCCAAACCCAGGCAAAAGAAATTGAAATGTACACCAAAGCATTTGAAAACCTTGGCTTTGATGTTAAGGACATGAAAGAGATTCTCAACAAACTTGTGGACGGTCTAATTGCCAAGAATGAGATTAAACTCGTTAAGTAATTACAGTATGGCTTCATGGTCAACGCCTAATTACGATGACACAATAAGGAGAATTGAACAGGTGGTGGAGGATAGGTATAGAGATAGAATGAGAGAGCTAGAAGAAAAGAATAGACATTGGGAACGTACGCACATGCCGATGGCTGCATTACAGCCACAGATGCAAGCAGTACAGTACTACCCTGGACAGATTATACCAATTTCTGGTACGTCACTTTCACCATACCTAAACAAGGATGAGTGGGAGTTCAATCAAAACAGCCAGACTTACACTAAGAAGGTTGTACCGAAGAGAGATCTAAAGTCATTAGTAGCATACTACTATAGACGAAAATAATTATATACACCATGATAAAAACAATAACAAAGACAAGCGTAAGCGCGTCAGCAAATTAATATGATAAAGACTATTACTATCGAAGCAGTTTCAATTAAAGCAACTAAGAAGGAAGGCACACCATACATGTGGAAGGACAAGAAGACTAATGCCATGAAGCCTAGAACAAAGGTTAGTCTTAAGTATAAGGATGCCACCACTGGCCCAGAAGGAGAATGGCTTATGGGTTGGTCATACAAGGCAGGTAGTGCAGCTGAAGCTCTTGCTGCAGGGCAGACTGTGGAAATTAAATACGAAGAGAGTACTAAGGTAAACCCAGATGGTACCACTACTATCTTCAAGGGTTGGAGATTCCCTAAGCAGGAAGACAAGGACGCTGCGCTTATTGAAGCCCAGAAGGCAGAGATGGAAAAGATGAAGGCGCAGCTTGCAGCATTACAAGGAGGAACACTAGTATCTCCAGTGGTAGCACCAACTACACCAACCCAAGTTATTAACACTCCTGGAACTGTCGGTACTTATACTGCATCAACCGCTGGCCCGAACCCTAGTGGGACAAGTGGAAACGAGTTCCACAGTCCTACCCCTGTATCTGATGGCTCAGTTCCAGTAGACACTGTGCCCTTCTGATACTAAAAACCTTAGGGAGGGTCTTCCAAATTTTGGAAATCCAATTTCTGAAATTCAAGGGGGGTACCCCGATATTTATGAAAAATTCTACTTCTGAATTACCATCAAATCAAGAACCTGTCAAGAGTCACTCGGCTTATACGTTTGACGAATTGCGGGAAATGTGGTACTTATCGATGATACAAGGCGCGACACTATGGCAGTATTGTCAAGATACTAAGAAGGAGCTTCCTGTGTCCTTTGATAAAGGCTTGAACCTAGTGCGCGAGCAACTGAAAGACGTTGACGATATAAAAAAGTTACTGTCTAGCAATTTTCTTCTTATAGGATTGTACGAGGAGCTCTTCACTAGTAATACTAACCGAAAAGAGAGAAGAAAGAAAGCAAAATAGAATAAAAGACATTTTTAAAATGTCAAATTATTTGGCTAAAAAGCCTTGTAAAATAAAGCATTTGACCATACACAAAAAGTGTGGTTTTTTGCTATCCACTGTTTGCTATTGCATTAATTATCCTTGTCAGGTATAGTTATCACATACAAGGAGGAAGACAAAACTTCTTGCATTATATAAGTGAGATAAACACTAGAATTATGCACAAAAACTATACAAAAACACTCAGGGGCGTGCAGTATCATAAGATGAGTAAACTCGACTTTATCAACAAAGTGACGCTCACAATAAAGAAGTAACATGAAGACTATCACGAACATATACAATGTGTACTCTCTCGAAGAATTGCCAAAGGAGGCGCAAGAAAAAGCTCATGAGCAATGGATAAGAAACAATGATTATTATTTTCTCGAGGAGTACTTAAACGAAAGACTTTGCGAACTTCTCGAAGCAAAAGACATCAAGCATGAAAATAATAAAACTTTCGGAGTGCAGTATTCTCTTGGCTATTGTCAGGGAGATGGCGCTATGTTTACTGGAGAGTTTACTTATAAACACAAAGGCAAGAATTATTCTATATCAGTTCGACAAAGCGGAAAGTATTATCACTATAACAGTAAAGTTATCGTGGTATATAGCGAAGACGGCGACGACATTGAAGATGGTAGCGAATACTGGGAAGTAGAAAAGGCTTTTAACGACGACTATATGTCGATAGCAAAGCAACTGGAAAAAGACGGCTATTCTTACATAGAGTACGAAGATAGCTTTGAATCCTTCAAAGAATCTTGCGAAGCCAACGAATATACTTTTACTATTGACGGCACAATGGATAACAGCAACTAATATGCAAAAACTAACAACAATTATCACAACCACCATCTTTATGCTTCTCGCTGTAAAGTGTGCCATGATATCAATCGACCGCCTTACAGTAAGAGACTGTGCAAGAGGTATCAAGGGAGCTTGTGAAGAAATGAGAAGACTTGACTTAAAGTCGAACTCATCACAGGTGGAAAGACTGCAACTGACGAAGGATGGCGCTAGTAAACTTAACCTAAAATAATATGCAACTAACACAAGAAGAAATAAGAAATTATTGGGCGACAGGTAGAGAAATAAACGGCTTTACAATACACAAAATGTCATACGGCGATTATTTTACACAGCCAAAAGACTGGAAAGGTGGAGAAAATGATGGTTTTTCATCAAAGACAAAATGGTTTAATAAAAAGATTATAAACAAGCAAGTCATGTACATCTTAGAATAAAAACAATAAATAATATGAAACTACCAAAAGGAACAACAGGGGTATTAAAAGAGTATGGTATGTGCATACCAGTAGACGTGCACGAGGTACATAGCTCCTACGGGAGAGTGAGATACTTAGTATCGCCGTGCGGGGGATCAGGAAGGGTGAATAAGGAGAAGGTGGTGCTAGATGATGATTATAAGCATTTATTAGAAATGCTATAGATATGAAAGTAATAGCAACAGGAAAAGCAAGAATAAATGGGGTGACTATACAAGTCAATATACATAAAATAAAAAATAACTTTGGCAAGCTTGATTACACAATATCACCAAAGTACGGCAATGGAGTAGTAAAGAAAAGAATAGGTGTAGTGCTTGACAGCGAATACAAACACTTACTAGATAGATTACATGGTTACTTCAGTGAAGTATAACGAACTAGCACCAGAAGGTGCTTTTTTGTTTGTATGTTTACTTAGTACGCTAAGTATTTTAATAACTGTAGAAAGTAAAGCTATTAAATAGTGTTTGTTTACAATGGTTTTTTGTGGTAACTTTTCCTATGACTTTACTTTATAAAGTGATAGAATGTCTGATATATGAACCACAGGGCAAGTACGGTGAAAAATGTTACAAATTATATAGGGCATAAGGTGGCTGGTGCGAACAAGATGCAAAGCGCAAAAATGGCTGGTTATAGCGACGCGGTGGCAAGAAGACCGATGCAAATTGAAAATACACAAACATACAAAGACATCGCGGATAAAATACTGTCAGGTAATGCACGCATTATGCTTCATCTTATTGACTCTTTACAGGAAGACATCATTAATGGTGCATTTGATAACTTAAAACCCACAGAAAAGAGCAACATCTTGAAAATACAGGCGCAAGTTGAAGACATCATAAAGCCAAAGGTGACATTGAAACAAGTTACAGACAAGAATGGCAATGTAACCCGCACTGCATGGGCACAAAATGCCTCACAGGTGCAGGAAGTGTTGGCAGATGAACAGGAGGTCGAGGAGGGTCAATAACTCTTTGCTATGGTCAAATTCTTTAGAGTCGTCAAATGATTATTGTTACGCTATGACTTCATATTGACAAAGTATAGTATCCATTGTACTTGGGTACTGTATTTTCTTTTGGTTGTCAAGAACATGGAAGAGCGAAGGTGTCAAATAAGGCGAGGGGGGCATAGGGCCTTTCCTTTCAGGTGGGGTATTGTTTTAAAAAAAGATACTATACTATGCAAACAATAAACCAGTTATCCACATAGGGTAGTAACAGTAACCAGACACCCATGGTATACTTCTGGTATGAAAAACACTAAATACATAAACGGGTACGAAGGTAAATATTCAATAGATGAGTATGGAAATATTTTTAGAACAGTAGATGGCTTCCAACTCAATTCAAGTAGGATCGGGCGTAAAGGGTACAGATGTACCCGTCTATCAAAAGATGGTGTAGATAAAATCTTTTACACACACAGACTCGTAGCACAACATTTTTTACCAGAAAGAGTGTGTGAAGAGCCTCTACAAGTCAACCATTTAGACGGAGACAAAAGTAATAACCATGTATCAAACCTTGAGTGGTCTACGTTAAAAGAAAATATAAAACACGCCCTAGATACTGGGCTTATTAAAAGTGGCCCTGACAGCCATCTCGCAAAGCTTAGTTATATAGATATTGCAAACATACTTAAAGACTATGACGAGTATATAAAAAGTCAAGCATTAAAGTACAACTGCTCTGTTGATCTCATTAAAGAAAAAATAGCAAATAGGATAAACAAATATGAATAAAACATTCTTATACTTGGTACCTGGGGCAGAGAAAGACATTGTAGGTATGTATGAAAAGTGTGTAATAGTTAAAGAAATAGCTGTTAAGTATAAAATAACACCAAGAAATGTTTATAATGTATTAAATAAATACAATGTCGTTAGAGGTATCTCTAAAAGAACAGATATAAAGCTGTAAAACCCTTATTTTTCGACCCTATCATGTAGAGATGAACTCCCTGTGTTTCGTATAAAAAGTACAGAGTGAGGGTGTCTGGTCTGAGGAAATAATAAACAATAGGTGGCCTCATACCATGAATCTGATGTCTCCCAGATGGTACTGTCTATAACTGTCATCTCCCGCTGGGGCGCAGGGTGCTCATCAATATATCGCAAATAGACTTAGGCAACGATATATCTGTACTCAGGTGTCCAGGCTGAGATTTCTACGATTGGACTGATCCTACCACGTCTTCGACGTTACCCATTCCTCCCAGCATTTACAAGAGACTTCGATTAGAAATCTCGTCTTTAGGCCGCTGGCTTTCGTGTTTACCTACCCGTATAATACCACACCCTATCCCCAGATGTCAAGGAATTTTATGTTACAATAAACACCATGAAACCCACAAAGTACATCTACGTTATTAGGAAGTATGTTGTAGCCAATTCCATCCAAAATGCTATCAAAAAGGATAAAACCACAGCTGTCCATGACTGCTGGCTGAGTGATGGTAGTACCAACTTGCTTCATAGTAATGCTTTAGACCAGTAGTAAGTTATCCCCAAATATCCCATACGCATAAAACCCTAACGTGTTACCATTGGTGTATGGAAATACAAGATTACAATAATTTTATACAACGCTATGGGGAAAAACTGTTTAATATTTTAAATGTAAACGTTTTGATGAATGGTAAATCTGTTCATGTAATACAACTTTCGCCAGAGCAACAAGCAGACTACCTCATTAATACTAATTTTAACTTTTTTAGATCTAAAGAGTGTAAATTATGGAGGCTTGAACACCTTTATTTCATAATCACCAAGGATGGTCAGAAGAAACTTTTTAAAGCCAATGCCGCCCAGTATGATTTTATAAGTAACTACTATCTCGCAGAAAGACCATACAAAAGAATATTGATACTTAAGAGTCGCCAATTAGGAATGACAACCGCCATCTCTATTCTCTTCCTAGACGAGATAATCTGGAACCCAAACACCGAAGCTCTACAAGTAGCACATACACTTAAAGACGCTGGTGAGCTATTTAATAAAAAGATTTCCTATGCTGTTAGAAACCTCTATCCATGTGTAATGGATATGTTAGAGATATCTCAAAATCAATCAAAGAAGTTACAACTTATTTATGATGATGCTGATGGGGGTAAGTCTACATCTACTTTCAGTGTTAGTAACTCAGGAAGAAGCTCGACCCTACAATTACTCCACATATCAGAGCTGGGTAAGCTATCAAAGCTCTACCTTGGTCGCGCTGAGGAAATTATTACTGGTACTCTACCAGCTCTTGTGAGTGGTGGTAGGTGCATAATCGAGTCAACAGCAGAGGGGCAAGCTAACTTGTGGTACGAGATGTACATGAAGGCTCTCAAGAGAAAGGAGTTTATTACCCCAGAGCTTTCTAACTTTGAATTTTACCCATTATTTTACCCATGGATGTGGGATAAGGAAGAAATTGCTAGAACTATAAAAAACACAGGCATCATTCCAATTTCCTCTATGAAAGAGTGCGAGATTAATTGGAAAGAATATCAGGAAGAGAATAATCTGACTGATGAAGAACTAACTTTTTACTACTCTAAGTTTATTGCCGCCAACGAAGATGTAGATAAGTTACACCAAGAATTTCCCTCCACTTGTATAGATGGAGACGAGAAAGTTTTTGATGGCGAGTCCTTCAAGTTAATGAAGGATATAAAACCCAATAGTTTTGTTAAAGCTCACTGGAGTAATGGTTTTAAGAACGTATATAAAGTAACAACTTCTGCAGGGTATACATTAAATTGTACAGATAATCACAAAATAAAAACTCCACAAGGTTTTTTAGAATTAAAAGACTTAAAAATCGGAGATTCTTTAGAGTTAGGCCAACTGTCCACAACAAGTAATCCTATACAAGAAATAACCTTTAACCGCTACCCATGTGTCACAGAAAAGATAATAATAGATAAAGACATGGCTTTGTTTTTAGGCATGTTTATGGGAGATGGTAGTTTCTATTCACTATCAGGTACTGTTTCTATGGCTTTTACAAAGGAAGATACTGATCTTATAGAAATATATAAAGGTCTATCTAAGAGACTTTTTAATAAAGAACCACATATTCGTATACTAGGAGATAAAAAAGGAGGTGCCGAGGCAAGATTTTCTGACATAAATCTTTTATTTTATTTTCAAGCTCTTGGAATACTACGCAAGAAAGAAAATTCATCATGGATGAGAAAAATACATGTCCCACAGTACATATTTGATTCACCAGACGAAATAGTCATTGAATTTTTGAAAGGCATATTTGAGACAGACGGTTTCTGTTCTAGGGATGGTGTCAATATAAAAATGTTTTCTAAGTATCCAGAGTTTATAAAAGATATACAGTTGCTTTTGTTGCGTTTTGGTATCACATCTAAAGCTAGTTCAATTATTAAAAAGGCTGGAAACGGATCAGATTATCTTGGTAATGAACTTTGTTTGAGAAAAAATGAGGGTATTCTCTTTAAAGAAAAGATAGGTTTCTTATCAAACAGAAAGATCGAAAGACAGAAACTCAATAAGGTTCAGAACTACAAAAAACCACAAGATATCCTTACTTCAGATACTATTAAGAGTATTTCTTTAATTGGTAGTAAAGAGGTGTTTGACATGGAGACGACAACCCATGAGTTCATAGCTGGGGGGATTACAGTACACAACTGCATGGAAGCTTTTATAGGATCTGGCTCCAACTACTTCTCTCTTAGGAAGATTGCTGAATTTTATGAAAGGTGTGATGATAACTACACCAGATACTCGTATATAAACAACGAGTTTATCAAAGACCCACAAGGAGACTTATATATTTATACAGACGCTAAACCAGGCAAGAACTATGTTATTGGCGCGGATGTTAGTGAGGGTTTAGAGAATGGCGACTACACTGTGGCATGTGTTCTTGGTTATGATAAAGAAATAAAGGCACTATACCGTGGCCACATAGAGCCAGACGAATTTGCAAACCTGCTTAAAGTGCTTGGAAAAAGATATAACACTGCAATGTTGGCAATCGAATTTAATAAGGATGGAAACTGGGTAAATACAGAAATAAGGAACTCAAACTATTCTAATATCTATGTCAGAACAGTTATTGACGATATTACTAAAGAGCCTACTAAATCCTACGGTTGGCTCACCAATAAAAAGAACCGCGATTTCATGTTAGGTGAAGCCAAGAAACATTTTAATTCTACTTCGATGATTAATTGCAGACCTTTATTGGAGGAATTAATGGTATTCGTCCGTAACAAGAATGGTAAAGCAGCAGCAGCAAACGGTAAACACGACGACATAACCATTTCTTGGGCCATCGCCGTAGCAGTCCTCCAAGGGAGAACAGAAAAAGAAGAGAAAGTTAAAACTTATGGTCTTTTGGATGCCATTTTTAGTAATTAAATAAGAATTATTACACAATATTCCTTCTTAAATGTCAATAGTTGTGTTATACATAACTAATGGCAAAAGAAACTTCAATTCAATTTCTTACTAAGAAGAAAGATGAACTCAAAAACAATAAATATCGCAGGGATTTCGATTCTTTGGCACTTGAAATCCAAGATAACCTTATCAACACTGGTGTAGTCAAACGAAGAGTAGATGAGTCTGTGAGAACTATGATTATGTACCCAACGGTACGATCTGATGGCTCTACTGACTGGGCAATGTTTCCTCGCGTCTCTGGTGGAGAAGCACAGTACTCAGACGCTCCACGTTCTGCTGAACCAATAGCTTTCTCTAAGATACTTGTAGCAGCATCAGCTATCGCAGCTAATATTCCTAACGGAGACACCTTCTCAACTAACAAGATAAAAGCACGAGCCTACAAAGAACTATGGAAGCGCTCATGGGAGGTAACTGAAATGAATGGTTACGCCACAATGGCGACCTCAGTACAAGACATCCTTACTTTTGGTTGGGGTGCATGGCGTGTCTATCCAAAGCAGGATGTGGTTGACAAGACTATTAATGGAAAAATGACAAAGAAGATTATCTTTGATGATATCTTCCGTGAACCACTTGACCCACGCAGAACATGGCTAGGTCTATCCTACAAGCCAACTCATAACATGAATCGCCCAGAGGTTCTCTATGAGATTGATGTCACAAAAGACGAGTATGAGAAGCTCAAGAAGAGAATGGGTAAGAGAAGTAAAATCTCAGCAGGAGTATCTAATGAAGCTCAGAACGAAGACCCACAGAAAGCAACTACTCACGTTACTCTTTCTTTCTATGAACACCCAGCAGACAATCGTTATATCATAGCTTCAGACAACATCTGTTTCTATGATGGAGAAATGCCTAATGATGAGGTATACGGGTCAGTAGTTGTTGGACACTGTTTTGTATCTGACTCTAAGAACCCCTACACAACAGGACTCTATGAAATGATGAGAGGTAATGTAGCTATTTATAACTACATCAACTCTATTAACGCTGAACAGGTAGTGGCAGAGATTGAACCTCTACTCTTTGCAAGTGGTATCACAGGACAAGGAGACCTTACCTATAAGAGAGGAAGCAATAAGATTAACTCTATACCAGCTGGAGCAAAGCTTGAGAAGATTAACACCACTGGTAACGTCACTCTTGGTATCAACTATGCTAACGCACAGAAACTAGACATCGAAGAGAACACAGGTGTCAACAACATCGTATCTGGTAGTTCGTCAGAGACAACTCTTGGTGCTACTGTCATCCTCAAAGAAGCAGCACTCAACAGACTTATCAAGCCTCGTAATTCTCTCAAGCAAATGCTAGAGAATGATGCTTGCATCTTCTTCTCATGGCTCGAGCAAGACCAAATTAACCCCAGAGAGTTTATATTCTCTAGTGAGGAAGATGTACAAGCTTTCGTAGAAGCTAACCCTGGTTACACCCACACAGAAGGTGAGTCTGAGATTCCTGATACAGATGAGTTAGATGAATTTGGTATTCCTCTTAAGGATAACCCAATAAGAAGCGTCTACTCATCTCAGAACGTGGCAGTATCATTTGATTACTCTAAGTATGACCCAGAGACTAATGACCAGACAATGCAGGAGTACGGATCACCAACTCACAACATCTCTAAGTCAACAATGCTCTCTAGCATCAAAGCAACAGAGTCTCCAGACCAAATTGGTTATGACAAAGTTCTTCTCAAGATAGACCCGAACTCAATGCTTCAACCATCAGCCGAGATACAGAAGCAGACAGCAATGCAACTCTTCCCACTCATTCAGTCATCACTTCAGCTTATCTTTGGAATGGCAAAGCAAGACCCAATACAGGCAGTTGCACAGCTTATGTCACTCAAGACATTCCTCGAAGTACAAAGAGAAAACATCTTCGACTATATACCAAAGCAACAGTTTGACCAGATTATGCAAGGAGGAATGGTACAGCCAATGGTCATGGGACCAGACGGCAAACCAATGGGTGCCACACAAGCAGACGGTACACCAGTAGCTATGGCACCAAACTCTAACGAGAGAGCACTCAACCAATCCCCAATGAATGCAGCCGTTTCCGCAAGTTTAACTAGAGCTTCGCAATAGTTAAAGTTTAACAATTAAAAGTAACTAAGAACTTATCTTATGAATCCAAACGACAGACCAAAAACACCATACGAACAATACGAGGTATCTATTAAAGAGATATTTACCTTTGAGCATCTTCCAGCAATCATTGCTCTTATTAATCATGTCAGACCAAAGCATGAGTCCTTCGTTAAGGAGGATGAGTTCTCTACAGTCGTCTACGCAGCTAAAAATGATGCGCTAGATGACCTTGTTAAGAGAATTAACACTTATATTATTGGTAACACTAACTTCCCTAAACATGACTAACTCAACTAAATTAATGAAGAAATCAGAGGACAATCAAGGATTCTTCTTTGAGAACGATGATGTTCGTATTGATATTAAATACTCCAAGGAGGCCCGCGAACGTGAGCTTATCAAGTTCACATCTAAGACGGGTGAGCCAGTTATATTCTCCACAGAGGATATGCTCGCGCTTATTAGAGAACAATTCAAGCAGAAGGACATTGCAGCATCACTAACAACTGCTGACTCATCATTCGTTCCTTCAGTAGAAGTTGCGGTACCAATCTACTTCAATGCTAATAAGGATATTAAGAAAGACGAACTTGTGCAGTTCTTTGCTCCGATGCACATGCCTGTAGGTATTGCTTTAGTCATGGAAGCAGAGAGACTCTGCCAAGTAAAAGGCAAAGAGATTATCAAGATACCTATTGAGGAGTTTGAGGAAGCCAAGGAGACTCTCAAAGCATCAGCAGAAGAGTTTACTAAGAGATACTTCAAACCTCAGATTGACGCTCTTAAAAAAGCAAGAGGTGAGGACACTGAATCCACTTCCGAGGAGACTAAGGAAGATGAAAAAAACTAAAAAGTTATTAAAACAGTATTAAAACTAGATTAAATCTATGAAAGAAGACAAAACAAAAGAAACTGTGCCAGAGGTAGTTCCAGAGTTCGATGGCCGAGAAGACCTCGTTGAGCCACAGATTGACGGTTCTTACAAAACAACTAAAGGAGTAAAGCTATGGCTTTCTACCTCTGAGGTAAAGAAGTTTATGGGAGATAATGACCCTTCAAAGTATTTCAGAGAAGGAAAGGTGCCCGTTTATGTTCCTAAAGCATTTGGAACTATATTGCCAGAAGACAGAACTGAAGTACAAGTAATGAAGGAAGTGTTCAGACAATTCCCAGACATACTTATGTTTAAGCATGACCTTACAAATATCTATACAATGCTTATTCCTAAAGTATTGACAGAACATGAGTTCCAAGATGGTGAATTTACTAGCAGACTTATTAGATACGATACCAGAAGCATTCCATTCAATGGTGGCCCAGGTAGACCATCAGGATTCGAGTCAGACTTCTTCAAGAAGGAAGCTAGTAAGATACTTGTCCATCTAAAGAAAGCATCAGAAGACAGGAGGGTATACCTAGCATAAATCCCTTGACAACAATCAAGGAATTTACTAAAATCCCTTGACATTTTATTAAGAGTGTGTTACATTAAAACTAATTACGTGAACCTCCACGATACGAGCGTATGGAAATAGACCCAAACAAAATGTTCGATGCTGATGAGCTTGGATTTCCCTCATTAGACGAACAAGTAGTGACACCTCAGGTGGAAGCTACAAAAGTAGTTACTCCTCAAAAGGAACCTACACCAGTGGAAACACAACCTACTCCAGCGGTAGAGACGAAAGTCGAAGAGACTCCAGTCGAGAAGACAGTACAAGTAGAAGAAAAACAAAAATCTCCAGAGACAACTGAAGTTAAAGATATAAAAATCTCTAACCCACCAGTCCAGTACGAAGGAGAATCAGATATACAATTCAATCTACGAACTCAGCTTTACAACGCAGGACAAGCTAAAGCTCAAGCTACAACTGATGAAGAAAAATCGGTGCTTACACAACATATGAAAGAGTTGCGTAAGGAAATGGGTAAGAACTCTGTAACTCCGAAACCAGAGATCGAAACACCTTCAGAGACAACTGAAGACGGGGAAGAAGAAGCAGCCAGACAAGCCTTAAAGAAGCTTGGTGTGCCAGATAAAGATGAAGTTCTTAATCTCGTAAAAGAGATGATTCAGTCTCAGAAGACTGAGGTAGAACACTCATCTGCTATAAGTGAATTTTACTCTAAAAGACAAGACATTGCGTCTGACCCTGAGAAAGTAAAAATGCTAGAGAATGTCGTGATACAGAACTTCAATGTAAGTCCACAGACATCTAAAGCTCAACTGCTTGTAGCCATGGACATGGCGGCTAACTACCTCTTCCCTAAGCAGAATAAATCCGCAGCTGTCAATACCGCAGCAGAAAAGCGTGACCTTCTCAATATTTCATCTAACACTCAGACAGTGAAAACTGTATCGAAAGAAGATGAAAGAACCTCAACCTCTCTCAAAGAAATTGGTATGTCTATGAAAGATATGGGTTGGGATTAAAGCACAACTCGTTGTGCCATTAGCAAATCTATTCAATTATGGCTTTCACATTAAGAACCCCAAAAAACACACGTGATGTACGTTTAGTAAACAAGCCTGTCTCTGCCGTAGCAACGACAGCAGGAGCGCTTTACTTCAACTCAATCACAACTGGTGCTATCCAGCTCGCTGGTGTAGCAACCACAGCTAACCAGGTAATCTACCTAGCTAACGAAACGACTGCATCAAACCAGCTTCCTTTCAGTGCTACTATTACCTCAAAAGAGGATGAATTTATCGTAGATACAGTAAACAACTCTAACGTTGCACACAACGGACAGAGAATGATTGTTACTGCTACAGGTCTTACACTTACAAACACTGGTACGGATGTTCCAGGAACAACTGGTGTATTCCAGCAAGTAGACGTTGTCGGCGCTGCTGCGGATAAGAAAATAATCGCTCGCCGAGTATAATAATCTATGTCATTAGGCGCTTCATATTCAACAATCCTTGACGCTCGCGTTAAGAAAATCTACCCAGTAGTTAAGCCTACTGTAGTAGAAGAGTATTCTAAATACTCAAACACTGTTTCTTGGAATCAACTCCAATACGTTATGACTGGTGTTACTGGTCTAGCTATGGGACAGGTAATCGCTGATGGACAAGTTCCAGCTAGTGATGCTCCAATCCAGGGTTACACAAAGACCTTTACACAGGCAATCTTCACTAATCGTGTAAGACTTTCAAAGCAATCATACTACTACCTCTTTACTTCAAAGAATGGTGCTAAGATTGACGATAACATCAAGTCACAGGTTCTCAATCTTAAGAACTCAATCACACATCTTAAGAACTACTACGCACAGTCTATTCTAGCTAACGGTGCATCAACATCATTCTCGTTTACTCCAATCGGAGGATTCCAAGGATCGGTTACTGTTGATACTACTACTGCTGATACTGTAGCTCTCTGGTCAGCATCACACACTCGTGAAGACGGAGGTGCTAACTGGTCAAACACGACAACTGGTGCGTTCTCATTTGCAGGTCTTCTTGCTATGCGTGGTCTCCATGCTGCCAAGAAGGATGCTCGTGGACTCCCACTTGGTTCTACTCTTGACACATTCATGTTCCAAGATTCATCAACAGCTTTCTTCCTTGCTAGTTCAATTAAGAAAACTCTTGAAAGTGGAAAGTACCCTGGAGCTACTCCCGGTACGACTGGCTCATTCGTAGATGGAAACCCTACTGCGTCATTTGAAATAATCCCTCTCTCCGTTTACGGTGGTTCAGGAACTTCATCTGTTCAGTGGTTCGGTTTTGACTCTACAATGGTCAACGAAAACTTCGGATTCCAGTACATCGAGTCTATGCCTCTTGATATCTCAGATCTCCAGGAAGACTTCGTAGGAAACCTCGACCTTATTATGACAGCAACTCTTTACTGTCAGTTCGGTGCAGCAGACCTTCGTGGATGGTACTACTCAACTGGAGCATAGTTAAACTACTCTCTAGTGTTCTTAGGGCCCCTTTCGGGGGGTCTCGTAGAGCATTATTAAGCTCATAAAATTTTATGTCAGAAATAGCACCAGTAAACGTTCCTCTTTCTCAATCAGGACAACCAGTACAGATTGTGCCTTCACAACCTGCACTAGCTTCAACCACCAATGCTTCTATTAGCACATCTACAACTATTACCCTTAATGTAGAGACAACTTTCATTGAAGTAAATGCACTATCACAAGGTGTGTACATGAAGTGGGGAGCATCTGTAGCGACAACAAACAACGGTTTTGATGAATACATTTCAGCAGATCAGACTCGTCACTACGCAGTTCCTACAGGGGTAACACAAGTATCATTCATTGAAAGAGCAACCTCAGCTACCATCATAGTAATTGAAAAAAGTAAGGGTTACTAATAAATCACCATGCTCAACCTCAACAATCTTAACTCACTCAAAGGGCTTGTTAAAGGTGGCACAAGCTGGTATAAATCTGGGGCATTTCTTCTCAATGGAATTGCTCCTACCTACATAGCGCAGTTTTATAAAGGAAGAACCTACAGACAAGGCTCTGGCTCTTCGTCTTTCCCATACACGTTCACCAGGGCTAGTAACGCTACAATGTTTGACCCTAACGGTAACATGGTATGGGCACCTGCAAACATGTGTCTCCAGTCAGGAGATATGACACAGGCGGTATGGGTTAAAACTGATATTACAGCTACTCTACCAGGGGGTTTTGCTCCTTCTGGGGCGAATATAAACCTAATTACAGAAGGTGTCGCAGGCACAGCTATTGTTCAACAAAACTTTTCAGGGCTTCCTGCTTATGGAGCATTTAACGTGAGTAAAGAATTAAAAATAGGTAATACTGATTGGATTAGAATTTACTTTGGGACAGGGGTAGGTAACTACCAAGTGTGGGTAAACCTCTCAACAGGAGCAATCGGAACGACTCTTACTACTGGGACAATCTTTGCTCCTGAATCAGCAAATATAACCAACCTGGGGGGTGGGTGGTATCGTGTCAGCGTTTCTCTTCGGGGGGTAAACTCAACATCTATGCTCGTGGGGAGTATCAGCGCTCCTGCCGACAACGACACAGCGCGAGTCAATAACGCAACTCACTACGAAGGAAATACACAGCTAGAGATGTGGTCGCCTGCCGCGTCTACTTCTCCAATGATTATCACAGGGGCAACTGCAATCTACAGACACCGTCTTGACTACGACCCATCAACCGCACTAGCACAAGGACTTTTAGTCGAACAAACAAGAACAAACAGCTTGCTTAACTCATATATGACAGGAGGTGTTGCTCCAAGTACGCAACCAACCTCATGGAACATAACAGCAGTCGGTGGAATCACAATAACGTATGCTTATGGTTATGAAAATGGAATTAGGTATATAGATGTTACTTACAGCGGTACAAACACTACAGGTGTGGGGGCTTTTCCGTCAATCTTCGTTGGAGCAGTAGCAGGAGTAATAGCAGCAGCCAACGGTCAGACGTGGACAGGTTCGGTGTATGCGCGGAAAATAGCGGGAGCAGACAGCATAGGTTCTTACGCCCTCCAAGTGAGAGGGAGAGACGCTGGGTCTTCTATAATTGGTGGTCAATCTGCGTCAGTCTCTGTAGCAACAGGAGGAGCTAGTTTGAACACAAGCAG